TTGAATCACTAATATATTTATCATGCAATACTTCATTTAAAGAAATAGGATTCAATTCCCTGTTCTGAACTGTTGTATTAGGATTATACACATTAGTTGTAATTACCCCATTTTCATCTTTGGTAAATTCCAGTAAATTTACCTGTTTTAATGTCAAACTTACTTTTATTCCCGTATATGCCTGCCAGTCTTCAGTATATGAAAAATTTGTCAGTGCTAACGGAGCGTATATCTTGTTATCTAATTTTTCATACATCAGGGCTGTATATTTACGTTCCTTTGAAAATTGAATCATTTTTTCAAGTTCGCTTTTCCAATGCCTTCCAAATATTAGACACTCAACCTGAATGGTATAAGGATTCACAAACATATTTTCATTGAAATCATTTTTCAAGTAGGACTTATACCCTGTTACTTCATTTTCCTGTGAAAAATTGGTTGAAATAACAAAAAGAGGTATATCGCCTAAAAGTGCATTTGGTTTTGCCTTGAAATATTTATCATAAAGTTTTCCATATTTCTCATACATCTTTGATATTTTTGACAAATCCATATTTTTAAATAACTTATTCAAAAATTCTTTTAGCATTAATACCTCCTTTTATTAAACTATCCCTAATTTTTCTAACTCGTTTATTATTTCATGTGCTGCACCTTTACTGTCATTTGCCTTTACATAGATAGTGTTATGGTTTACTATTGTTTTGCTACCTGATACACCACCTCTTGTATTGTTTCTTATTGCCTTTGCAGTGTTAAGAATGTCTCTTGTTGTTGTGTTCCGTGCAACCATAGAGCCATTTGGTAACCATATAGCTTCATCCCCTTGTTCATCTACAGTTGTATAACCACCTGACTTCCATCCTTGGAAATAGTCAGTACCAGTTGCTTTCGCCTGTTTTCTATTCTTAGGAGCACCAAGGAAATGATTTGTCAAACCTTCTCCCAAAAAGAAATTACCTACATTTCTTGGAATACTTGCCATTTTGTTCCCCAATTCACTCCATCTACCATTAAGAAGGTCATTTAGAGCTCCCAAAGCTCCTTTCAAAGCTCCTGTTATTCCATTGATGGCACTTACCACAACATCACATGCACTCTTTACAACATCTTTTATAATTGCCCAAGCAGTGTCACAAAAACTTCTAAATTTTTCATTTTCATTATAAAGTTCTATTAACCATCCTATAAAAGCTGCAAAAGCACCCACTAAAGGACCAGCTAATATAGCACCAGCAATTAATCCAATTGTTGCTATCCAATGATCTTTTATAAAATCCCAGATGGCATTTACTCCATCTCTGAACCAAGCAACATTATTGTAAAGCCACGTAAGCCAGAACCATAAAAAAGTAATCAATCCTATAACTGCCGTTATGACGATTATCAAAGGATTTAATGACATTGCAAGATTAAAAATTGAAACAGCCAAAGATAAACCTTTAAAGATTCCAATTAATATAATTATTCTTTTTCCCCATTCCTGAATAGCGTCCGCATTATCATCTATCCATTTTTTAGCATCCTCTATTTTTTTTTGAAATCTTTCAATATTTTCCCTTAAGTCTTTCAGAGTTTTAACAACATCATCGCCATTTTTCTTTGTATCTTTAAGTCCGTTCTTAGCGTCTCTCTGTTTTTGTGTCATTCCAAATAATGCCAAAACAAATTCTGATAATAAACCTATAAGGCTCTGGAATGTGTCCCCCAATGCTTTTAATGTACCTTGCCATTCCCTGTTTGCTGCTTCATTCTGTGACAGATAGTCAAGCCATCGCTGCAAAAGATTGAAAGCTATTACAAGGGCTATGACAATTCCACCCATTATTGCAAGTTTCAGACCACCCATTGCCAATGCTGAAGCTTTTATTGCCGAAACAAAAGCTATAACTTTAGCTATTAATGCACCAAAAACAAATTTTCCAATTATCAAAGCACCGAATATTGTTACCATTTGTGCTAACCAAGGCACTTTTTCATTGATAAGAATTATTATATTCAACAATCCTACTAATGCCATACTTACTGGAACAATTAATGGTGCTAATGAAGAAAATACACTTTGAAAAGCACTTTCTAAAGTAGACAAGAATCTTTCTATTGCTCCACCTGGTCCATTCATCATAAAGTCACTTAAAAGTTTAGTCATTCCACCACTATTTTTTATCTGATCCCGCAACTGTTTCAATTGATTCAATGTATTGTTATTTAACATTGTTGAAACTGCTCGGCTTCCTCTCGTTCCAAAAATTGTCTGAAGAACGGAGGCTTTATCAGCAGTTCCCATTTTATCAGTAACAGTTTTTAAACGTTCCATTATTCCAACCACATCTTGTAAGTTCCCTTTGCTATCTGTAACTGGACCAATTAACTCTTCAAGTTTTCCTCTTTTTTTGAAGTTTGCTAAATTTTTAAACATTTCATTTAACGCAGTACCTGCTTTTCCTCCTAACTGATTATTATCATTAAGCTTTCCAAGCATTGCGTATGTTGTTTCAAGAGGTATCTTTAATTGTGAAGCTGAAGAACCCAAATTGCTAAAACCTTCTCGCAGTCTTTCAATATCAGCTGCACTATTTTTAGCTGTCACAGCTATCATATCTGTAACTTTTTGTGCATCTTTTCCTGTAAGTCCATAAGCATTCATTTGCATTTTTATTGTTTCCATAACATAAGATAAATCTTGAACGTTAAAAGCCTGTCCAAGTTGCGCAGAAGAAGGTAGTATGCTTTTCATTTCATCTGCTTTTATCCCTAAAGTTGCCCCTGAGTTTATAGCTTTGGCTACATCAGAGTTTGTATACGTTGTTTCCGCCCCAACTCTGTTGCCTAGTCTCAATAATTCTTTATAGTCTTTTCCAAATCCACCAGTTTTCGCAGCTGCAGCTCTTATGTCAAAGTCAATATTGCTGAAATCTTTCATTGCTTGTCCAGCCTGTTGAGCTAGAAAAGCACCTATCCTGTACTTGGCTCCTCTTGCAATGTCATTAATTGTTGTATTAAGCATTTTCATTGCTGAATTTGCTTTTTTCGCACCTTCTTCTACAGGTTTAACAGGATTTTTTACTTTTTTTTCAGTTTTTGCTTTTTCTTTATTCAAATTTTTAAGACTATCTGAAGCTTGTTTTATATCTGCTTTAAAGCTTTGAGCCTGTTTACTTGCTTTTTCAAGGCTGACCTTGTCAAGTGTATCAACAAGTTTCTGTGCATTTTTCATCATATTCTGTATTGCTTCTAAAGCCCTTTTATCTTTTATTACGAACTCCAACGAATAGGTAACCCCCAACTCACTTGACAAAGTCTATCCCCCCTTTTTTACAGCCTTATTTGTTTTTTCAATATCTTTCAGTTTTTCTTTATTCATTAACTTATTTATATAGTGCATATAAAGGAATCTTTCGAGTTCTTTTTCTGTTATTTTTCCATTATCAAAGTCCCTTAAAAATTCAAATGAATTGAAATTTTTAAAATTATCCGAAGTTTCAAGTTCAATAGCCATCATTTCAAAATGACTTATGTTAGACTTGAATTTTTCTGTATAAATAACCCTGCCACCATAGAATTGCACAGCAGAATTATTTAAATTTGGGATTTTGAATCACTCTCATTAAGAATCCAGCTAACTCAGAAACTTCTGATAATGGAAAGTCATCAACATCAAAATTGTTTAAAAGTCCGTCATTTTTGAAATTTTCCAATATTTCTGAAAACCCTATCTCTATTTTTGAATTGTTAGGATTCATAGTTAAATTGTTGTATTTCATTGCCTGTGAAGTTTTAGGAAATTTCACTATAACTTCTTTAAGTCTGTCCTTCCAGTCAATCAGCCATATTGAAAAAGAAACGCCCGGAGAGAGTTTAACTTTTTTTATTCTCTCCAGCTCTGCTTCATTTAATCTGTCTTTCTTTTCTTCAAGATTTTCCCCTATTAATTCTACTTCTTCAGTTTCCCTAACAGTTGTTTCAAGTCCTGCAGCTGATCTTGTCATTTCTATTGCTTTTTTTTCTTCTTCTTTTAAGTTGTCAAGATTCATTTATTTTCCTCCTATATTTTTATATAATTCTTGTCTTCCGCTTTTAATTCCCAAGTTGTAGCTTCTGTTCCACTTTCATGTGAAAATTTAGTAGAAGGTCTTTTCTTGAATGAAACATTAGGATAAAAAAAGCTTTCTTTAGCATTTTCATCCGTTACCGCTATTGACATTGGAAATTCACTTTTAGCAGCCTTCCATGCTTCATATAATGTCCACATTGTAGTATTTTCTGAACTTCCATATAAAAGATTAAGTTTTATTTCAACTGATCCGTCAGGTAATACGTTGTATACTTTTTTACCACAGCTTCCTATTGTCTCAGATGAAGATTCACTTGAAGGGTCATCCTCAAACCCATCTTCGTGTCTGCATTTAATCTGATATATTCCTAACGGTGTAGTAAATGCTATATGGACATTTTTAACGTTATATTGTCTACTCATATTAACTTTATCTCCCTTTTATTATTCAAAGATTAATTTCCCCTCTGTTGTTACAGTTCCTCTTAATGTTATGTGTCTTGCTCCGTTTAAGTAAGTCACTCTCAAATCAAATTTGAATGTTCCTTCCCTTAAGCTTTCCTGTGTTATCCCCTCGATGTTAAGACTTCCAAGTTGAATTTTTACTTTGTTACCATTTTCATCAGTTTCAACTATCGTTCCAAAAACATTTCCAGAATCATCAGTCATGAGCATTCCCATATTAGCTGCTATTCTTAAAACTTCCATTATTATTGCTCTTATCATGTTTTTACCTGAATCATTGTTCGGTATTTTGTCATTAGTTACTTGAAAGACCGTAATATCTTTTCTTATTCTGTCCTGTAACCATATTTTTATGATATTCAGTTCTGTGAACATCTTATTATCAGAGTTCAGTCCACCAACAGCATGAAAATATCCCTGAGTAGGTTTGCTTAAATAAGTTAGTCCAGCATTTTTCATTGAAACCTGTTCAGTAGGGGAATAAACTTCCTGAACAAATCCATGTATCTGAGTTGAATGCACTATGTAACTTCCAGGAGTTTTAGTCCCTACCGTTCCACCAAACAAAGCCCCAGTTAACCAGTTACCTAGTTTTACGTTTTTATTCCCCTCAGCTATGAATGCTACATTGTCAGCATTTGCATTTTTTAAGTAGTCAAGAGCTGCAGTAACTGTAAGTTTTTCAATGTCAAGTGCTATCCCAACTTGTATTTCCTTATCAGTTTTTGCATAAGTCACTATACTTTCAACAAACGTTTTATTTGCTTTCGCATCCATATTTGTAACCCAGTTAGTAACTTCAAATGCTTTTTCATGCTTTTTATATGTTTCTATAAGCTTTGTGAACGTATCAGCTGTATTATTTCCATAAATAACAACCACAACTGGCGTGAAAGGCTGACTGTATGCACTTTGGATAAGCTTATAAAACTCATGATTTTCATCTAATCCAGCGACTTTCAAATCAATAACATCCTGTGGTTTTGTTATGAAAGTTGGCTCTATTGCAAAATCTTTCGTAACAAAGCATATGCTTCTAACATCAGTAAAAAATCTTCTGTTATTTTCTGCCTTTATCTGAATATCATTAAGCATATTCACATCATTTCTCTCTATTGCCATTTTATCCCCCTTTTATAATCCCTCTAATTAAAATTTTTATTTATCAAGTGCTCCGCATAATATGTAAATTGCAGAACTTTCTTTAAGTATCTTCTCCCTTTAAAATAAGAATATGTTTCCTGTAGTTTGAAAACATCCCTTATTTTTCTTTTATATTTTCTAACCCCAAAGTATTCATTTGTTGCATCCATGTTTACAAGGAACAGATAAAGCATATTAAATAATTCTGTTTCCTCTCTGCTTTCCATAGTCAGTATTACTTCCATTCCCTCATCATATCTGTATTTATCATTTTCAAAATCTATTTGAGAAACATTTTTGTGATAAATATTGTAAAATACAACTGGAAATTTCAAATTGTCATACTGTTCAGCAGTCAGTTCATCTTTATCATAGTCATCAATTGCTATTTCTATTCCAAAGTTTCTGCAGATCCGTTGAATATCTTCAATTAGTTCATCTTTAATCCCGCTTGTCATCAATATTCAACTCCATTCTTAAGAATATTCCGTAATTTTCTTCAACTTTAATAACCTTATAAACTGTATCTTTGCACTTTAGCAAAGAATTTTCAGTTATTTTAAAGTCATCATTTTCTTTCAGAATATAATAACCTTCTTTTGTATCAGATAACGAAGTTCCTCTGATCGTTTCATCAAGATAATATTTGTTTTTTGGTGTCATTATTGCCATTTTGATTTTCTTTTCATCAGGATTTTTTATAAGTTTACCTTTTTCATCAAATCTAGGTTTTTTGTTTTCAGAAAGTAATACTACATCCTGTTCAAACATTTTTATCACTTTAGTGGTTTTCTTTATTGCCTTTAATATTTTTTTGTCCATTCTTACCTCACATTTCTACTTCCGTTTATTTGAGCAGAAATATTAAATTTAAAGAATCCTGTTTCAATCATTGGATTGTCAAATCCTTTTTTATTAATTGTTGCAGGAGCATTAGAAGGACTCTTTATTTCTTCTATGATATTTTTATATTGTGTAGCAGCTTCTATTCCAATTTGATTTAACATAGAATCAATATTCCAGCCACCTTTTATGATGTTGTTTATGCCAGATTTAAAGAGTCTTTCGCCTGTTGGCTTAAATTTCTCAAATGCTTTTTCGTTATAGTGCCATCCTGGTACTCCTCTACTGGATCCACTTTCTAAAACATTTGATAAACCATAAGCATCAAAATTCCCATTAACTCCATAATTTATGTTTGTTCCGACCTTTATTGTCTGTTTTGGCATTGCCAAAAACTCCATAAATTTCTTATTCTGTGGCTTTTCCTTTATTTTCAATCTTACTGGCATTCGTATTTCCTCTCTTTTCGCTTGTTTCTTCTTCAATTACTTCAATATTAAGTTTTCTATCCTTAATTTCATTCAAAGCTATTTCAAGCCTTCTAGGAGACAATTCAAGTTCATTGTCTCCAGTTTTAAGAAGAATGTGATTAAAATCTACCAGTAAAATTTCCACTTTTTCATTATTTCTTAAAATCATTTTTTCCCCCCTTAAATTATTCCAACTGTGGGAATATTTTCATCTACTCCCATCAGTTTTAATAATTCTGTATACATTCTGAAATATGGATTGTTATTACCTGCCCCCTCTTTTAAGACCACATTTGAAATCTGTATCTCTTCAAAATTCAGTTCTTCATTCATTGTTAAGAGATAACCTAAAAGATAAACTCTTAATAACTCATGCTTTTCCTCTGAATGTTTTTCAAAGACTATTTTATATAAATTTCTGACAACCTCAATGTCATATTCCATTATTTCAGGTACTGTTTTTTTAGCTTTTTCTATTCTTTCATCAAGATCAAGCATTTCTATTCTTCCCTTTCAACCACTAAATTCTTTTCTTTCAGTTCTTCAAAATATTCTTTAGAAACTTCAAGAACTTCTCCAATTTCATGTCTTTTGCTATCAAAGAATGGAGAAAGTACAATTATTTTTATATTTTCTTCAGCAGGAGCAGCTGTATTCTCTGCCCCTGTATTATTCTCTATAGTTGTATTTTCTGTAGTTGAATCATTTTCTAATTCCACTTGTTTTTTGCCATTTGCCATTTATTTTCCCCCTTCTATCCTACTGTTCCTATAAACATTGAATCCATTATTGTTGGATTTGGTGCAACCATTGCCTCAATAACTATTTCAACATTTGTAACTGTTGAATGTTTACCTATAGCTGCAACTTCTAAAGGTGCATATGTTCCTTTGATGTCTACAATATCTCTACCACTAGCTACTCCTGAAAGTTTATCAACCTTTGTCGGAGTTGGACCGTATTCCATTTTCCCCAAAACTCCGTTTGGAATTAATGTTACGACATTATCCGGGAATACATTTCTTTCAGTTTTATTTACTGAAATTTTTTCATCCCAGATTAGCACTTTTAATTCTGTCATTTCTTCTATTTTATCCAGTATATTCGCTTTTGAAGGTGTTAATTTCGCATCAGTAACTAATTTAACTACCGCTGCATGTTTTTTTAGCTTATTGAACGTGTTCTTATTCATTAAAGCTATTTCAACTTTTTTACCTTTACTTTCCAGCTTTTCTCTCCATCTGTTAAGGTCTTCCAACGGATCAGATGTTGCTGCACTCCATACCGCTGTACCCGCTAATGTTTCCTTTAAATCATTTGATAATTTATAATCTGCCGTTCTTCCACCACCATTTTCAGCTATATAAGTAACTTTTCCAGTTGAAAGTAATTGCGAAACTGTGTAAGTTACTAACGCTCTTACTGAAGCTAAGAATCCAGCTTTTCCAGCAAATGTTTCATATAATTGTGCTATGTAACTCTGAATTAAGCTTTCATCTTTTGAGTTTAAGAATTGGAATAAAGTCATTCTTTCTTTTTCTGGAATTACCATTCTTTCCCTGAAAAATTCTTTTCCTTCCTTTGTGTGTGTTCTATATCCCCAGTCTCTAGCTAAAATATCAGCGTCAAAGTTTGAAAACTGAATCACTTCAACTGCTCCTGTCCCTACTCCGTTTAAGACATTTAAATCAAAATCATTGTTATAAGCCATCGGAAACATAGTTTCCGCTAGCGTTTCCCCTTTTACTCCTCCGTAATACTTATTTAAAGCGTTTGCCTTAAAGATTTCTGTCAATCCTGCCATATTCTCAATTTCCCCCTTTTTTTATTATTTTCTGTTTTTATAAACGTATGTTACACCTGCTGGCAATCTATCTTTTGTAACTGTTAACGGTGTTTTATGTTCTTTTCCAACTTCAATTAACTTATCCAAATAAACTATACCCTCAATAGCTACTGTCAAAGGTTTTTCCGTTTCCCAGTCCTTAAATTCAACATCATGAACCAGAACACCATCCGCTTTTTCAGTAACAAGTATTGGTTTCATGAGATCACTTTTTTCCCTCAAGTCATAGCTATTTTTGCTTTTTAAAAGTGTACCAGCTGGTAAAAATGTACTCATTCCCTCTTTTATCAACTGATCTGAAAAATCTGCTTTTGCTCCTCTAACTACAACATTTAAATGTTCTCTATGCATTACTGCTCTTTTTTTCATTTAATTTCCTCCTTATTTCATAAATTTTGTTAAATCTGTATCAGTCTTTTCTCTTTCTTCAAGCATATTATCAACAAAATCCTTTTCAGTTCCTGTTTTAAATACACCTTCTGCTGTTTTTGTTATTGAATACTCTTTTAACAAATCATTTTTAAACGCTTCCTGCTTTTTCGCTACTGTTTCAATAGCAACTTTTAAATCATTTTCAGTCATTTCAGGATTTAGTATTATAAGATCTGTAAAATGTTCACTTATCTTATTTTCTGTGACAAGCTTTGCTTTAGTTATTTCAAGTTTCATTAAATTAATTTCATTTGTCTTTTCCTGAAGCTCCTTTTCAACTTTTTCTTTTTCCTCTTTGTCCAGCTGTTCTTTTGTTTTGCCTTCATTTTCAAGTTTAGAGAGCTTTTTCTGTAACGTTTCAAGGTCTTTTTTTAATTTAGAGTTTTCTCCATCTTTAGCTGTTCCTTGATTTTCAAGATCAGCTATTTTATTTTTTAACTCTTCAACTGTTAAATCAGGCGTTCCACCTTCTCCTCCTGTTCCACCACCTTCGGGCTCTTTGTCTTTTAAAATTCTTGTTAAATAGTTTAAATACATATATTCCTCCCTTTTCTTTTATTCAAAATCATCTGGAAAATAAGCGGTAGCCCAACAACGACAACCAGGGTCTTCGCCAGGAAGAAGGTCTGCTTCATCATATTTATAAATTTCTTCATCCCTATCCTGATGTTCTGGTCTCACACGCTCATCCCCCATTGTGTTCCACTTAAAATATTCAGAATCTTCTGCAACTATTTCTTTTAAGAAGTCTTTGTAATAGTTGCCTTTCATGTTTCTAGCTCTGAATTTTGCGTTATTCTTAAGTTTTCTTCTTAAGTCTGCATTATCTTTGTTTTCTACAACAAATTCTTTCATTTTCTGTTGCCATTCTGTTATTTCATTCAGTTGTCTTGTTGCTAATGTTAAATGCTTTTTAACATCAATATTTTTAGTTTTATGATACTTTTTTTCTAAATTGATACTAAAGTTCATAAAAGTTTTTAAAATGTCATCAAAGGGTATTTTTAACGTTTTACGATTAAGCTTTGAATAATTCAGTTTTCTGAATATCCTAAAAAGTTTTTCTTCTGTTTTAAAGTCCCACTTCAATTCAATTTTATTCATACATTCCCTCTAATTCTTCCGTTACTTCCGCAGTCAAAGCGTTTATTTTGTCGTTCAAAGCCATTTCTTCATCAATGTTTTTAAGTTTTGCTATTACATCCGCCATTTTCTCAATTGTTGTTAATCTTGAAAGCTTTTCAGCTTCTTCGAACGGATCTAAATACGTATAATCATCCTCTGTCACATCTGACACTCTTCCCATCAGTTCCAAAGCTGAATTGTCAAGGTCTACAAGTCCTTTTAAAAAATCTGTTCTAAACGAAAGAATTTTGGTTCTAAGCCCATTATTTTTCATGCTGTATGTCTCTTGTGACACGTTTTGAGTTTTAGTGTCTACAAGCAAAAACTCTGGAAATAAGTTTGACAACCTTTTTTCAAGTCTTTCAATGTTTGTTTGCATTTCTGAAATCAAAGGCTTTGAAAGCTCTATATATTTAAAGAATGCCGTTTTTTCCCCAGGTTTTGTGTAAATAAATCTTTTCTTTTTGAATCTGAAAGTCTCCAAAGCTTCAGCGTTTTTTCTTTCCTGTTCATTTCCATTGATGTCAGCAAATTTTCCAACATCTCCAGCATGCACCATCGGGTCTCCGTGAATATCTAAAACGTTATGAATATAAGCTTCAATTACATTGATTTTGTCAATAATATTTAAAGCTTCGATAATATTTGAATCAGTTCTAAATTTAACAACTGGGATTTTATCAAGCATAAACGGAGCTTCAAAAACTTGATTATCAATTATTTCAACTTTTTTCACTTTTCCATTTTCAAGCTTTTTATATTCACGAGAAAATGAAACTGTGAGCTCTTCGCCTTTTTCATTGAAATATGAGTATTCTCCGTCAATTTTGAACTGTATCAGCTCCCCAAATTGCTCAATATGTTCTATATTATCTATTTCATGTAAAATATAGATTATTTCATCATTTTGAGTTCTTATCGCTTCAACAAATACGACTTCTTGCAAATACATTTCTTTGCAGATTTTTTTGCTGAACGCCTGCATTTTGTTAAAATCCCACACTTTTTGAAGTTCCTCTTTTTTTGTCTGTAAGTCTTTAATCGCAGCGGAAATAAGGGCTTTTGTAATATCTTTAACAGGATTAAATATTTCTATTGTTTCGTCGAACATGTTTGGTGTATTTTCGTTAAAATTCGCTGGTTCATACTGTGTTCTGTTATAGTAATTTTTAATCCGTTTCCTTTGTTTCTCATCCATCCAGTTTCCCCCTTTCCTTAGTTGTTAAAAAGATAAGCAATACCACCATCATTCTTTTTCAGACTATAAAGAACGTATCTTACACTATCCATGACGTCATCATTTTCCTTGATCGGCTCATCATTTTTTCCCCACACATAGCTATAAATTTCATCTTCAAAACGCCCTTTAAATGCACTTCTGACTATTTTTAATACATTTCGCTTGTACATAGCGCCTACTAAGTCAATTCCTTCTTTTACATCCTTTTTCGCATTTTCTGCATATATTCCAGCGTCATTTAATCCGCTTACATACTCCACTCTTGCACCGTCGCAGAATACCCTTGAAGGTTTGTATTGTCTGTATTTCTCGAGTATTTTTGGTTTCCAATATGGCTCAAAATATTTGTGCTGTTTTGCAATTACTTCGACAATATAATAATTTTCATCATAATCAACGCCAATAATCACAAGAGTTCCAAAGTGTTCATACCCCCAGTCAATTCCAAAGTAAAATTCTTTGAAGTTAATATTTTCAACGCTTTCAACAACATTTTCTTTTTCGTTAAACTCTCCAAATACTATTCCTTCCTGTGCTACCCAAAGTCCTAAAATATCTCTGTCATATGTTGCACCAGTTGGAGTAGTCTTTTTAATACTTTCAACATATTCTGAACTGTTATTTATCAAATATTCATTATCATCAAGTCTAAAATGTTCTGAAAGTATGTTTAGTTTCCCGTTTTCCAAGCGTTCCCCTGCTTTATCAATGTAATCTTTTTTAACGAAATGGCTCGGATTGTCGGGGTTTGTATCAATAAATATCTTAGCTCCTTGCCCCGAAGTCCTCGAAAATGCCTCTTCAATAAATGTTTTATGTAATGCCGTAGCTTCATTTATATAAGTCCCGTGGCTTGTCATTCCACGCATCTTCTTCCAGCTGTCTATTTTTTCCCCACCGAAAATATAAACGTTATTCCCAAATAGGCGAAAACTTCCGTCTTTACTAAGTTTGAAAGTTGTTTCTAACATTGTTTCCCAGCCATTTAAGACATTCCGCCAAATTGATCCGCTTGTTGCTCCAACAATAATAAAATTAACGTTTTGATTATAAAAATGCGAAATATGAGATAACATCAACAAATTGTTTAAAAAAGTTTTTCCCGAACGCTTTGCACCGTGTAAAATAGTGATTCTCGGCTGTTCTTTTCTAAAAACTTTTAAGATGTTAATCTGTTTTTTATTTAGCTTATTCATCTTCATCAACCTCTGCTGTTATACTTTGTAGCAATGCAACGAGATTTTTTTCTTCCTTGTTTTCTTCCTGCTGCGGTTTATCAAAGCCTTTTAATTTTGCTAATAACTGTAATGATTGAGTGCTAGCCCTCAAATCAGTTATCGCTGCCTCATATTCGACAATTTCTGCCTCTGTTGTTTCCTCATATTTCACGACTTTTTTACCACCTAAATCAACAACAACGGGCTTTTTAATCTTTTTTTCTACAAGTTCCGCTTGTTTTTGTTTTAACGTTCCGTTTGCCATTAAATGATTTTTTAATAGTTCCTCGTTGATATAATCAGGGTCTATCAATAAAGGGTTTGAATCAGCAAAAGTCCTTTTTATTCTGTCAATTATTTTTCTTATTTTTTCTTTCCGCAAAAGCATATATCCAGTTGTGTAATCTTTGTAACCACTTTGTAAAGTTGCTAGCTTTACATTTAATTTACAAGCAAAATAATTTCTTATAAATTCTTTTTCTTTTTCTGTTAACTTCTTATAAACGCTATATTTTTGTGTTACTCTTATTTTTTTTTCTTCGTCATTGATAACTTTTTCAACAATGTTTCTTTTTTGTGATTCTGTCATTTCTTTTTTTGTCACTTTGTCACTGTCATTTATGTTTGTCATTCTGTCATTTTTTTTAAGTGACAATTTTTTGTTTTTTTTTTGTTGTTTTTTATTCCAACGATACCTTTTAGCCCACACATTTATCGTATTAGCTTTTATATTATATTTTTCTGCTAGTTCCTTCGCCCCTGCTCCGCTCTCATATTCTGCTCTTATCTTTTCTTTTTGATTATCCATACATCTTCAAATACCCCTCCCTCATTTTTAGATATCCTCAAATGTTTTTGCTTTCCCTCCGACCTCAACCGTTTCTTGTCATTTTTTAAACTCTTTTTTTGAATTAAAATCTAATTAAATGTGATAAAAATAAAAAAAGGACACAATCGCATTACTACGACTATGTCCCCACCGTGGACTTTTAAAATAAAGAGTTTTTGTCTTTTTAAGACAACTCACCAAAATTTTTACATTTTGTTTTCAAAATCTATTTTATTGTTTTTTTTCACATTTGTATATATTATACCTCATTTTTTAATCTTTTTCAACATTTTTATCTTTTTTCAAAAATTTCAAACAAAAAAATATTTTCATCAATTTTATTCAATAAAATCAATATTTCTAACAACTTTTCAAAAATATTTTCAAAAAGTACTTGACTGTTAGAAAAGAATAGGGTATACTATGTGTGTAAAGGAAAGGAGGTAAAAAAAATAATGGTCAAGTTCTACAAAAAAAAGAGCTTGGAAATTAAAGAAGTTACTGTCGAGGTCAACATCATAATTTTCAAGCTCATCATCAAATTTCAGCAGAGGGGTTAACTCCCCTCGCTGGGATACCATTATTATAACATTTATGAGAAGAAAATTCAATTTCAAAAATTTTTCTTTACTGCTAGAAATAAAGAAAACTACAGTAAAAGAAAAAATATCAGCAATAACTGTAATTATATTAATAGCTCTATTAATTTACTTAATAAAAAAATAGAGCAGAAAGGATGGGAAAAATGCAAAAAAAAAGACCTGTGGGGAGACCAAAAGGAATCCCAAAGGCAGAAAATTCAGGAAGAAAGAAAGGAAGTGGGGTAAAAACAGAAAGATTTTTGGGCTGTAAAGTAACCCAAAAAGAATTTCATGAACTTTCTAATATAATGCAGCTTTACAAAAAAAAGTATAATTTAAAAACTGTAGATCTGATTAAAAAAATTTTTTATGATATTCAAAGCATTGAAAAATTTGACTTTGAAGAGTTCGAAGAAAAATAATTCAAAAATATTTTCAAAAAGTACTTGACTTTTTGAAAATAATGAGATATAATAGTCTCAAGATGAAGGAAAGATAAAATAAAAGAGCAGTTCCACCGACCAAATCGAACCGCTCAAAAGCACCACTAAATGCTTAATTTATTTTATCACGATCCTTAAAAAAATTCAAGGAGTGATTAATATGTTAACTAAAGAAACAATAGCAAATCAAACAAATGCAAACATCAAAAATATTTGTAGACAAATAAGTACAAACTACAAATTAGAATTAAAAGAAGATGATATAATCATCTTAGAAAAAGCTGAAAGTTGGACGGATGGCGGAGAATTTACAGTTGAAAATGAAAGAGAATACGAATATTTGTTCTACTGTGTTAATGAATGCCCAGTACACGTTGTTGACTACGAGAATGAAGAAGAGTGCGAAATTCTCGGTGCAACAGACTGCGAAGCAGAAAAAGAAGTTTTAGTCGCAAAAAATACAAAATTTAGAATCATCAGTATTTCAACTGATGAAGATTACGAAGAAATGGGATATTACCATATAGATGTTGAATATATAGATTAAAAAATCTCGGGGGAGGTTAATTGAGAAAAAATAAAAAACAGGAGATGGTAAAAATGAAAATAAAAATAAAAGTAAAAGGAATAGGACAAAATATAGATAAGAGAACAATAAAAAAGATTCTTAAAGATGAAAATACTTTAGCAATTTGTAAAGATTTTTTAACAGATGATTATATGACAGATTTACAAGAAAATTTCAAAAATTCAAAATTAGAAAACAATAATACAATAATTGATGACTTGCATTATTTGACTTGTTGGACAAATGACATGAAGACAATAAACCTTTTTAACAGTTGCTGCAATTATGTTCTAACAAATAAAAATTTAGAAATTGTTTTTTCTTAAAAGCTGGGGGGGATTGAAGTTATAATAAAATAAGAATAAACAAAATAAGAGCCATTAAAGGCTCTTTTTTATTTCCTCAATATTTGATTTGTTTATATATATTATTTTTTTCGCTATACTCTTTACTTTGTAAAAAGCTGCGTGAGAATTAAAAGAAGTATCAAATATTACAATATCTTTGTTTGCTATTTTTTCGCTATTTCTAAAAATTCTATTTGCTTCAATAAATTCCACTGTTGCATTTTCAGAATCAATATAGCTTTCTACTTCTCCTCTATTTTTAGAGTTCCATTTTCCGCCGAGTATTACAATGTTTTTATTTTGCAGATCCGTTTTTTCTTTTTCAATCTGCTTTTCTATTTCCTCAATTTTTATATTTTCTTCAATTGTGTTATTTTCGTCCTTCTCTATATTTTTTATTTGTTCCTGTAAGCTCTCTATTTGCCCGTAGAGATAATTTATTTCTTTTTGCTGTTCTTTTACTAGTTTGTCCTGTTCTTTACTCTCATAAGCCAAAATTTTAGCTTTTTGAAATTCATTAACTTTCTTCAGATTATCATTTTCTACTTTTAGTGTTTTTGATTCCTCTGCTGTTCTCTTTGATTCCTCTTGTATTTTTTCAATGTCTTTTAAATATCCGTCAATCCTTTTAAGATTGCCGTGTAGTAGTCCAAAATTCAAATTAAAGCTCTCGAGTTTGTTAAATATTTCTAGTGACTTATTTTCAAAAAAAACAACAAACCCCGAAGGCACGGTATAAGTGTCATTAAAGTTATTATATTTGATTCTATATCTGTCAGCTAATCCCTCAAAGTCTATTTTATCAATTCCCTTATAGTTGTTATTTATAAACTCCTGAAATTCCATTTCAAATTGAGTTCCTTGAAGCAACTCCAGCATTTCAGGTTTTTTATTCAAAGTGTCCTTTTCAAAAACGTTGTAACCTTCCAAGTCCTGTTTATATAGTTTTTTAAAAAATTCCAGTTTATCCCTTAAATTCCCTGTTGTCATTATATATAAAATCATTTGTTCAGAAGCTATCCCAACCCCTGCAATGCTTCTTATTTCGCCGCTTAAACTTTTTTCCTTGTATTCTTCTTCTGTCAGTTTGTCATATCCGTTTTCTGTGATGTAAGAGTTGTTATAGTTTATCAAAGTGTTTAAATACTTCTCATTTCCTGCCAGTATATTTTTTGTTATATATATGATCCTGTCACTATAATTTAGTGACAATGTTGCATCTACTTTAAAAGCATTATTTAATAGATGTTCATTAAAATTATCTATTATTAAGTCCATCACTATGTACTCATTTATTTCCTGCAGTTTTTTAACCAACTGATTTCTTCCTTTTGCTTTTCGCATTTTTTTATCTCTCCTTTTTTTTTAAAAAACTTTTTTAAAAAAGAAAAATTTTTTTCTTCTCTTCTTCCTTCTTCTCTTCTTTTTCAAAGTATTTTTTTAAGTACAGTCCTACTTCACGTCTTGAAAGCTTTTCCCAAAATTTATTAATCATTTCTCTTTCTTCCCATTCATCAATAACAAAACAATTCACAATGCTATGTGTTACTTGCTCCGGATGTTTTTTCATTAAATAATCATTTTTAAATTCTCTATAAACTCTATAACCTTCTTCCGAGAGACTTTCAAAAAATTCTCTACGAAATTTTTGAATTTCAGTTTCAAACATTGTATCAACTCCTGTTATATATTATATCATATTTTCAAAAAAAGATATTTATTTAATACCTATCTTTTCAATTTCATCTTTTTCTTTTTTTATCAAACTTTCAATTTTTTCTTCAATTGCATATTTTTCTGTTAATCCGTTAAATTTTATCTTTGCTATTCCTCTTATGCTGCACTTATTTTTTTGAATCTCCATTTTCAAATCAAATTTTTCTTTTAAACTTTCATTCAGAATATGCTCAACATATTTCAATACAGAAGCACAAGGAAAATAAAAATCTATTGCTTCTAGTTTTTTTTCCAAAAAATTATATTTTAAATTCACTTTTTCAGAAATTATTCGAGCATAGTCCTTTGTTAAAAAGATTGAATCAATGTAACCTATATGACTTTCAATAATTTCAATATTGTTTGCTATTCTGTTTAAAAATGTTTTTTTATCCATCTTTTTCACCTTTCTTTTTATGTTCCTTTATTACTCCTGTATTTCTTTGCTTGCACTTCTTACATTTGTAGTCAAATGTGATGTAACCGTTAAACTCAAATGTTCCAAGTGTATTTCCGCAAGTTTTGCATTTTATTGCTATTTTTCTGCTCAAAATAGATCCTCCTACTTCTCTTCAATTATTACGATAGCATTATCTATCATAATTCTTCTATTTCCTTCTTCTATAAGATTAAGAGATACCATGCTGCTTTCTTCTGCACTTCTCACTCTCATAAGTCCTTCATATGTTTTTATTAATTTGCCATCAAGAGTGTAGACCTCAACTTTTCTTTTTAATCCTTCTGTGCTGCTCTCCCAATCTTTCTTTGTATCTTCCCAGTTTGCACAACTTCCCAAAATTCCGATTACCACAATTCCTAATAATATTTTTTTCATTTAATTTCCTCCTCTTTTTCTCTCCATATTTTTCTTAAACGTGCTATAGTAAGCCCAGTTTTTATTTTAGTCATATTTTTTGATACTGTATTTCCAAAGACTGTAAGCAGTAAAAAGTAAACAGTATTAATAAGTGTTGTCTTTATTATTTCTAAAAATGTAGTTGCCTTCTTTACTTCCAGTGTCCAATTCCTGATTACAACAATCATTAAAAAAAATACTATCACTCCAAATATCAAGTTGATAATTCTTTTTACTGTCCACTCTATTTCCTCATCTTCGTTACACAAATCAGCAATATAAGCTGCAAGAGTTGTGAAAATAACTCCAATAAAATAAATAAAAACTATTTTTATCATGCTTTCACTCCTAATCTTTTTTCTAAGTTTTCTATTCTATCTAATAACTTTTCTATAATGTCATATAATTCATTCGAATGCTCATTATTATTGCTATTACTGAAAATTCCTACTGCTTTTTGTACTTCTTCATCTGTATAGCCTTGTTTTTTCAATTCAAGCATTCCAGCCAACATTGTAGCAATTGCTCTTGATTCATTTTCAAAATTTGTTTTCATATTTTTTACTCCTTCCTTACAGATTATTTTTAAATTTTAGTATCTTTTAAAACTTCATCAGTTACAGTTGAGTCTGTAAGTCCTAAAATCCATTTCAATACATTGAGTTCTCCTAATAACTCATAATAATCTTCTTGACCGTAGTAGTATTTATCTGTATTTTCAATTATTTCCTCAATTATTTCAATTCTCTTTTTAAAACCTTCTTTATTCCTCATAAAATTTCTCTGCAGTTGTTTCTTTTCTAGTAGTCTTTCTTTTATATTTTTTTTCTTTTCACGTAATTCGAAAAGTTCAAAATTGATAATCACATTTGAATTTGGGTATCTAATCAGGTAATCTCTTTCTATTTCTTCAATTCTGTAACTAATTCCATTTAGTTTTTTCTCTAAAATAAAAATTTCATCATTAAAAAGGTCCATATTTGTACTCCTAACTCTTAAATTTTGCTATATTTTCTGCTATGTAATACCCAGTTTGTAATCCAAAACTTATTATTTCTCCAGTTTCATCTGTTAAAACTGGGAAACTCAATATTTTCTTTGTTCTAAATTCCTTTACTTCCTCTTCTGTTGTTTTCTTAATTTCAATGTTTAATTCCTGCCTTTGAATCAAGCTTTTTGCCCTGTCACATATGTTGCAATTATCTGTTGTGTATAATGTGTATTTATTCATTTTTTACCTCCCAAAATCAATGTTTTTTTATCCCTAAAACACTAAAATATTTTTCTCTTAATTCTTCAAGTCCCATTTTATTCACTTTGTCAAATTCTAAGACTTTATCTTTAAATTTTTCAAATTCAATTTCTAGATTTTTTATTAATTCGTTCGGTTCTGTTTCTCTATAGTCCCATCCGCTATCGCCAGAAAATGATTTTTGTGATAGAATTTTAAACATTCTATTTTGATATTCTACATAAATCACAAAATTTTTAAGTATAATTTCATTTTCAGTCCCATAACTAATTTCAAATTTTCTGTTTCCCATAAAATTTTCAATTAATTCTTTAAATTCTTTATAAATTAGATAGTATAAATCAATTTTTACCATAATTACCTCTCTATCGTTTTTCCAACATCAGCAAAACGATTTTGATGTTATTGTCAAAATCATTGCCGTTCCAATTATTTCTTTTCCTCATAAATTCCTAAAGTCCCATGGATTTCATCATCTTCTATTACAAAAGTTCTATCATTCGTTGTTTTGTAATAAAATAACGTGATCCCATTTTCCAACGCTTTTATTTTTTCTTGTGTAAGTAATTCACACATGTCCATTAATAAATCTTTTTCAAGCAATTTATTGTCCCAGACTTCTAAAAATATTTTTTCATATTTCTGCTTTTCTTCTTCTGTCATTTTCTTTTCTCCTTTACTATTACATCATCATAATATCCCTCTTTAAGTCTTTTCCTGAACAGCTTGAAATGCCTAGGATAAACATCCAGTAACTCATAAACCAGTTGAGGATTAAGCCAAACTCCCTCTATATGATATAAATCCTCAAAATGCCTTTTTCCTCTATTGTGGAACAGATTATGATGTTCACGGCATAAACTCATGAATGGAGTTTTAAGACCATCATCCTGATCCATTCCACCAATTGTATTGACATTATTATAATGATGTAAATCAACTGTATTGTATTCATCATGCACTTTTCCACATATGCAGCATGTCCTTTTTCTCAAGCATGCTATAACATATCTCTGAGTGATATTGTCTATTTCTAGTATATGTTTGTATCTAGTATCATGTTTGCCTAAGATATATAAATTAACTCCCATTTCTAGTGCCTGTTCTATAATAAAAGCTATGAATTCATTAGCTGTCTGCATGTCGCATCTTGCTGTCGAGAAATCTAATCTGTCAGTTGCTATCGCAAATTGTTCTTTCATTAGTTCCTTTATTTCTGAGAGTATATATCCCAGTTGTTCTCCAAACTCTTTTAAAAGCACGTGGATTAATTTATTTTGTGCTTCTGATAATTTCTTGACTGGGATAACTATAATAGGTAAATTGTTCAAATATTCCTCAAGTTCTGTTTTTAGCCCAGCAGTCACTTTTTCGACTGGTAATGTAATTACAATCTGACTGTCTAGGATTTCAGCATTTGCCATTTTTTCATTGCCTTTCTTACTTTTCTGAATCTTATATTCTCGAAAAGTCTTATATTAATCTTACAAAAATCATAATCAGCTTTTTCTATCTTTGCTCCAATTCTTAATTTGTTTTTTACGCTTTCAATTCTTATTCTATTTTCTTCAGTTATCATTTTATGCACCTCTCAAATCTGCTTTTTCTATCCAGTTTTGAACATACGCTAATGCTTCAGTTAAATCTTTTCTTTTCAAATCTCTGTAACTTGCTATGCCGAATCTGTCCTTTAAATCTCTATATATCGCAGGAAACATTAAATTTTTATCTGAATTTATTACATCTAATCTTTGATAAACTCTGATTGATACTGCTTTCTGTAATTTTCTCTGCTCTGCATGATCAATTCTAATTTCATTTTCGACTTTGTTTTCAACAACATCTATTCTGTGTTTTACATTTTTCATTTCATGTGCCTGCATTATTATCATGTCTTCAACTGTCATCGGCTTTTGAAGTTGTTCAATTTTTTCAATAAGCTTAAATCTTGTTTCAGCATTATATCTTGCTCCAAGTTGTAATACTCCCTTATAATTTAAAAGAAACATTGGTTGTTGCTTGTTTTGCAAATTTGTATAGTAGGACTGCTGAAAAATTAGCCGTCCTCTTTCTTCCCCTAGTTTACTGATTTCGTCTCTAATATCAGCTAAAATATTTTTGTGATCTTTTCCTGTTATCTCCGCCACTTCTAAACTTGTCAATGTATTTTTAGCTTCTATGTTTATTAATTCGTTCATCTGTAATCCTCCTACAATTTTTTAATATTTATTATGTTCGTAACAATAATATTTTTAACTTTTGTTTTTTGAGTTTCTTCAATATCCTCTTTCATCAAATTTTCCATTTTTGTCTTGAGTTCTTTAAAATCCTCAAAGCTCATTTTTCTATTCACATTAAAAGTAATTACACCTTGCGAAGTAAATGTAATCCCTGTATTTTCATATTCTCCTGAATATGTTACAAAGTATGTGGTTTCTCTTTTTATTATTTTTCTCAATATTTTTTCAATAAATTTCATAAAAACATCCACCTCCTATAAAAATTTTTCCAGATTTGGCTCTTCAAAAGTTTCAGGTTTGATTATTTTTCCATCTGCTCGCCTTAATACTGTTCCGTCCTTGCACACTTTTGTCATGTTACTTCTGTGGACTTCTTTAAAAGCTTCATAGACTGTATGAACATCAAAATCAGTTATTTTTCTCATTTTTTCTGCTGTTGATGTTTCCCAGATGCCGCCTTTCGTCCATTTCTGCTTTGCTTGTTCTATGCTTTTACTATTTTCAAGCAGATTTCCTGCTGCAACATAGAACATGTCGCAGATTGCATCCAGTTGCCCTTTTCTTCTTGTTTTTTCTCTTTTATAAGCACTAGCTTCTATGAATTCAGTCAGTTCTTCATGAAATATATTTTCCCTCATTGTTTTTCTTTCAATGTTTTTATACTTTCCAGTTCCTATATATTCTCCATCGCCCATTGCACGATAGAACTCACCAACATTTCAACCATTCCGTAAATCTGTTTATTTGTCATTCTATTTCCTCCTATAAAATTTCTATTCTCACTCCCGGATTTTTCTTATCAACTTCATACCCTAGGAACACAGGAATAACATTATTAACATCGTCATCATCTATCCAGTCATAATCTTGCATTAAATCCAACGGAAGTTGTGCCGCATTAATATAATCAAATTTTCTTTTACTGTCTCTGATAAAATAAAATCCAACTTTATAAGGTTTTTCTTTCCCTTTTATCATTTCCTTGAATTTTCCTGTATTCTCCCACCATTCATCACAATGATTTTTCATATAGTTCCTCACTGTTTTTGAATTTATGAGCATTTTCCCTGTCCATTGCTTGCTGTTCTTTGAGCTTGGAACATTACCACTTATAAAAATCATTTTATGCCTCACTTCCTGATTTTATTTAAAATTTTCTTCTTTTTTCATTTCCTCGAATTTCTTTTCTGAAACCATTTTACTGCCCGAATGCAGTCCTTTAATCGCTCCCCTGTGTCTTTTAACAAACTCCCATATCTTTTCATAGTTATCTGACTTTATCTGATGTATTCCATTGTTCAAGTCGACAATTTCCATGAAATAAACTCTTATTTTACCCATTAACTAACTCCTTGAAACAGTTGCATTTGCTCTGCAATTATTCCTTGCTTTTTGCTATGTTTCTTCAGAAACAACTGTCTGAATATTGCTTCCAGTACGGTTACAACTATTGAATTTCCTGCTTGTTTATAAAGTTGTGCAT